TACAGATTTTTTAATACATGTAGGTAAAACTATATTAGACGGATTATTATATTGGTTTTATAAATTATATGATGCTCTAGTAGGTCATTCAATCGTGCCAGATTTAGTAAATGGAATAATAAATTGGTTTAGTAAATTACCAGGAAAAATTATAGGTCTTATAAGTAATTTAGTATCACAGGGAATAAATAAATTTAATAGTTTAAAAGATAATGCAATAAATACAATAAAAAATATGATAACTGGATTAATAAATAAATTTTCAGATTTAGTATCAAAAGGTAGGGAAAAATTTGAAGATTTTAAAAAGACTATTACCAAAAAATTAAAATCTATTAATTTATATGACATAGGGGCTAATATTGTACAGGGGTTAATAAACGGATTAGGTAGTTTATTACAAAGCGTAAAAAATAAAGCTGGTGAAATTGCTAAAGCGGTTGAGGGCGCATTAAGAGACAAATTAAAATTAAAGTCACCATCAAAAGTCATGTATGGTATTGGTTTAAATATAGTTGAAGGTTTAAATTTAGGATTAAAAGATAATAGCGGAATATCAAAAATAAAACAAGCCAGTGATATAATATATAATAATCTAACACCACAAAAAAATAATATATCAAGTGTTAATAGCTCAACACAAGATACTATTAATATAAATATGACAATAGACCCTAAAAACATAAAAGATTTAAATGACTTTTTATCTATTATAGATATGTTAAAAGGGGTAAAAAAATATCAAACTATGATGTAATAAGGAGGTGATAAAATGGGTTGGCATTATTCAAACGGTGGGGCAACTACATATACATACAGTTTATTAAATACTTATAACCAACATTGTGCCGCTATAGGTGGTTTAACACCTGGAACAGCTATAATAAAATTGAAAGTAAGAGCCGCCGGATACACTGGCGCAGTTCAAACTCGATTAGTAGCTTGGGGACCTGGCAATGTAGCTGTAACACAATCTAGCACGTTTACAATGGCTGATGGTAGTTCATCGGTACAATACACATATGAGAAAAGTGTATCCGCTCATATAATGCAAGGTGATACTGTTTGGGTTGGTGTTTATCGTAATCCTTCTGGTTCTCATGTAATGGGGGTTACTTCTGGAAGCGGTAATGGATATAGAAAAACTAATACTAATAGTTTTCCGTCTGTCTTATCAATGTCAGGATACAACACAGATTCAAACAGTGAGCCATATGTTGGCGTTTTTATGATAGCTGTTCCAAATGACCCAACAGGAGCAACTGTAATAAGAAATTCAGATACAAGCCACACAATAAATTGGACTCGACCAGCAAGTGATGATAGACCAGTTTACACTCAATATTTACAAAGATGGGATAATGTAAGTAATAATTGGTATACCGTAAAGACTGTAACAACAGATTATTTTGTTAATGGAACTCATAGTTATACTGATAATACAACAGTATCCAATAGACAATATCGCTATAGAATGAGATCATATAATGATGCTGGTTATTCTGACTATGATTATACAAATTATATACATACCACTCCATCAAAACCGACAAATGTATCGGCGGCTCGTATTGGTTCAAGTGTAAAAATAACATGGACTGATAATTCATACCAAGAAGATTTATTTAGAATACAGAGAAGAGAATCAACCGATGGCGGTGAAACTTGGGGAAGTTGGACAAACCTTGATACTGTTGGAACTGGTATAACAGAGTATAGCGATTTGTCACCATATGCATATGGACAATATAGAGTACAAGCGGAAGAGGGTACATATCAAAGTACTTTATACTCTGGATATAATGAATCAGGAGATGTTGTAACATTATCGCAACCAGATGCGCCAACTGGTTTATCTGCTGATATTGGAATAGGAGAAGAAGATAAATTATTTAGTTGGAATCATAATCCAACTGATAATACAGCACAAACTAAATTTAGTCTTAGGATAAAAGTCTCAGGGGGACTTTATCCTAAAGAAATAGAATCTTTCAAAGATTATAATGATTGGTCATTAACTGGTTCAGATATAGCCGATTTAATCCAAGGACCATTCCCAAATCAAGGAATTTATATGGCTGATGCAGACGATACAGAGTCATATGTTGGTATGTATAAAAATATATCATCAATTGATTTAACACAATTTGACGATGCAAGTGCATCAACTACAGCGGATTTAATAGTTTTTACTGTATACATTTTTGATGTAACTTACTATACTAATTTATCAATTAAATTAGGGGATGATAATTCAAATTGTTTTTATACAGAAGTTGATCCTTCAGTTGACTTAGTAAATGGATGGAATCAGATATCAGTTGCAAAATCGGCATTTACGACTGCTGGTAGCCCAAGCGGCTGGGACGACATAACATATATAAGAATTGAATTATACGCACTTGATAATAGTGCATATAACAGTTATATTGTTTCGCAATATCTACAATTGATAAAAATAACTGATTTTAGTAATTATGCTGGTGAATATTTTATACAATATAATGAAATAGAATCGGAAACAGAAGCATTAAATATTGTTGCAAATAGTTTTAAAAATGGAAATACCTATGATTGGCAAGTAAAGACTTGGGGTGAATATGGTACAAGTTCAGATTGGAGTAATACAGCAACATATTTTGCAGTATCACGACCAATAGCTGTTATAACTTCACCTACAGATTCTTCTAATTATGGATTCTCGCAATTAACAATTGATTGGAATTATACACAAGTAGAAGGCGAATCACAAATACAATTTTTAGTAACTTTATATGACTCAACTGGTGCGCTATTAGAAAGTTATTACGAATCAAGTAATGTTGCTAATGGTGGCAGTGATAGCTACACGTTTCCTTATACTTTAGAAAATGAACAAACTTATAGAGTTACTTTGCAAGTTCAAAGTGAGAATGAATTTTGGAGTGAAGAAACCGAAACAGAATTTACAACTGAATTTTTACAACCAACAAAACCAAGTTTTTCTTTGTCGTTAGATAGAAATACTGGTTCTATTGACATAGATATTACAAATCCTGAAATAATTACAGAATACAATAATAATAGTACTCAAGATACTTATATTGATTCTGATAATTCAGGGGTAAATTATAATGATAATGGGCAATTACAACTAGAAGATGATACATCTGTCGGTACAACAGTAAAAATGATATTATTAGATTTTGATTTATCTTTCTTTGTTGGAAAAACTATAGTTTCCGCTGACTTACAATTATTTAGAAAAACAACATTAACACCAGGTATAAGTAGCAAAGTTAATTATATAAAAACCAGTTTTGATGAAACCTTAGTTACATATGGAACAGTACCGACGTTAGATACAACAGATTATGACGATCATAGCCATATAACCGGAGAAATTGAAATGTGGGATTTAAAATTATTATTAGATGATATTGCAGACGAAACAATTACAGATTTTCAAGGAATTGCAATAGTTCCAACGACTACAGACGGAAGTGTTGATGAATTCTATGATAGTACTATTGAAGGCAGTGAGCCTGTAATAACTATTGAAATTTCTCCGCTAAATGCTGAAACTGATTATAATCGTGTTTATAGAAGTATTGATGGTGGTGAATGGTTATTAGTAGAAGATGAAGTCCCAATAAATACGATTGTTAGAGATCATATACCAACGGTAGGAGGAAACAATAATTATTATGTACAATCCATAAGTAGTACACCATCAAGTAATAATAGTGACGAAGTCAATTTAGATGTATTATTAACAGGTGCATTTTTTATAAATGGTGGTAATAATTTTGAATCTTATGTAAAACTAGATGGTGATGTTTCATTAACCGAAAATAGAAATAGGGAAGAAAAAGCCAAACAGTATTTAGGCAGGACTTATCCTGTAAAATATCAAGGTGATAATATAAACCATTCTTTTAATTTTAGTGCTTATTGTATTGACTCAAAAAGATCAGATTTAATTGATATAATAGAATCTATTGGTGATATATTTTATAGGGATTGGCGGAGTAATTGGTGTTATATTATGCTTAATGGTACTAAATTCACAATAAAAGACCCACAAGCATATATATTTAGTACAACCATGATAAGAGTAGAAAAGGCAGAGTGATTTTATATGAGTAATATATTTGATAATGGAGGATTAGAAACGTTTAAATTTTCATTATTAACTTTACAGGATGGCATATATAAACATAGTCAGTTTATAACTGACTATGTTGAAACAGCAAACATAAAAATCGATTTTGAACAAAATATTATTACTGGTGCTGATTTTGAAATTAAGCACTTATCAGAAATAAATTATTTAAAAGATTTAATAAAACCCTGGTATTGTTTAACTGTTAATGGATTTACTTACGAAATTCCATTAGGTAATTATATGTTGCTATCACCAACAAAAAATCTCAATACAGGTGAGATAAGTAGATCAATAAGCGGATATGATTTATTGATGGCACTAGAACAGGATAAAACATTGGTTAGTCAAACTTTTTCAGAAGGAACTAATGTAGTTTCGGCAATAGAATCGTTATTATCTTCAGTTGGTACTTGGGTTATATATAATATAGAACCCAGTAACGAGACGTTATCAGAAGATGTAAGTTATGAGTTGGGAAGATCAAAACTATTTATAATAAATAGTTTACTTAATATGATTAACTATTATCCCTTGTGGGTTACTGGAAATGGGGTGTTTAAAGGTATTCCTTGGAGTCCAACTCCAAATATAGCCCATATTTTTCAAGATAATAATAGATCATTATACGAAGATGATATAGATTTAGATGTTGATTATAGTGATGGATACAATATTGTTAAAATTATAGTAAACCAGCTTCAAGAAGATACAGAACCATTGGAAGCTACTTTATCTATGGAAGACGAAGGATTACAAAATCATCCATTTAGTTATACAAGTATTGGAAGATATGTGACTAAAATATTTCAATCTGAAGCAGTAAGCCAAGATTATGTTGATTTACGTGCTAGACGAGAATTGAGAAAAATGTTAGAACTAGAGGAAGCTATTAATTATAAACATGCTTATGTTACTCCAAGATTAAACGATGGAATACCTTGGCAAGGAGATGCATACAGATTTAAAAATACAAACTTAGGGTTAGATTATATTTATAAGATTATAAAACAATCTTATAAATTAGAAACAGGTGTTAGTGTCAAATCAATCATTAGGAGGGTTAAACTATATGTCTGATATATTAGATACATTAAAATATTTAGTTAATAAAAAAGTAGAAGAAATATTATTTACTGGTACTGTATATAGTTTAGACCCGTTACAGATTAAATTTATTCCTTCTGACGACCCGATTAAAGTTAGATCATTAAATATTAATGGTTTAAAAATAGGCTCAAATGTATTAATGATAAAATATCTCAATAAGTTTGTTATTATTGGTGTTATTGGTTATGTAATACAGTCATATTGTTTATTAACTAGAAGTACAACTCAAAGTATCCCTAGTGCTAGTTATACATATTTAGATTTTAGTTCTGGAACTACTAGCGAAGACCCAGAAAGCATGTTTGATGGAACTAATAAAATTATAATACCGGTTAATGGAGTCTATAATGTTAATGTCGGATATAGATGGCAAGACTCAACGACATCAACAATACGAATTACAGAATTTCTTTTAAATGGTAATGTAATATATACCATTGCCGGGAGACCAGATGCAAATGGTCGTTATGGAGTAAATTTAAGTTTAAACTTAAATTTATCTACAGATGATTATATACAAATTCGTGTATACCATGCAACAGGCAGTGCTATCAATGTTGGTCCTCATACTTCTTCATATGGTAATACATATTTTAGTGTTGTACCAATAAAAATATAAATAAATTATAAAAGGAGATAAAAATAATATGAAAAAATTAATTAGTTTTATACTTATAATAGTCTTTTTATTTTCATTCATAACTTTGTCTTATGCCGATACAAAATATGAATATAAGGTATTTTTTAAGAAAATAACACCTATTGACCAAATAGATAATCAACCAAAATATGATACAAATGTTACAATTGATGGAAATAAAATTAATGTAGGTGATTCAATAACTACATTAAATCCATATTGTATAATCGATATGAAAAGTTATGAAAATGATATTTTAGTTTATTCTGGTTACAGTGAAAAATTCTTAAAAAAAGGATTAAAGATATTATTTATAAAAGTTGAAAAACAAAATGAACTTGGAGACTATGATAATTTATATTATTGGTTTTATTTTGTAGTTAGCAGATATGAAATAATATCTACACCAACACCAACTATTACAGATAAACCAACTATAACACCAATAATTACTTTACCAGTTACACCACCAGAACCCACAGAAACAATTATAACACCTATTTTAAATCCTACTATTTCCCCAATATTACCTAGCAATGAATCTAGCAATTTTGTACTTAGCAATATTAAAAATAAATCTAGCAAGTCAATTGCTAATAATAAAACTTTGCCACAAACAGGAGAAGAAAAACCTACTTTTATGCTAGTTAGTGGCAGTTTTGTATTATTGCTAGGAACAATATTTTTAATTAGCAAGGTTAAAAAGAAATTATAATTTACTGTATTTAATTTGTACTTAGCAATGTTATACCTGGCAAGAATTTTTACTTAGCAATTTGTAATTAGCAATTTGTAATTAGCAAAAAAATATACCTAGCAAAGATATTAAAAATTTTGCTAGGTATAAATATTTGTATTTAGCAATTAATAAATTACTAAATTTGTAATCTTCCAATCTTTACCTCTTTTTTCAGAAATAGCCATAAATGGTCTAGCTTTAATATATGGAACCAAATCAATTTTTTTGTAATATTTGTTAATGTCTTCATGTTTATCGATTTTAATTTTTAATATAACTTTGTATAGATCAAAATCTATATTTTCAATATTATATTTGTGTGCTTCTAAACATTTTACTTCCTTTTCAAAATCTTCTATTTGTTGATATGTATTAAACATGTCTTTTTGCAAACTTTCTTGATAACTTACATATAAATAAACATCTTTTTTCATTATCGTATACCATCCTTTGCGTGTGAAATAGGCGTTTTATTTTCTTTTTCTATCTTTAATAGTTCACCTAAAATATGTTTTTTTTCTCTTTTTAAATCTAATATAGTTTTTACTAATATTTGATTTATTAGTTTTAAACTTTCATTTTCTTGTATAATTTCGTCATGACAAATTTTTAATTCTTCATGTGTCATTTCTCTTTGATTCATTAATATCCCTCACTTTTTAAAATTGGAAATTTTTCTTTTAAAATTTCCTTTTTGGATTCAATTTCTTTTATTAATTCATTTTCTTTTATATCAAAAACTATTTTTAAGGATTCAAAAACCATTAAAACATGTGCCATTTCTTCAATAATACCTATTCTTTCTTTATTATTATCAAGATTTTTAGATATTATCATAGTTAAATTTAAACTTAATTCTAATAATTCTTCAATAGATTTTTTTATTTGGTATTCATCCCCAAAAAAATTTACTAGATTTTGATAAAACCAAGACGAAGGTATTTCTTTTTCTAAATTAGAAATTACAATCTTGCCTTTTTTTGCTAACATCATAAAATCATATACATTTTTAAATCCATGACCAGCAAAAAAATCATTTATTAATTCTATTTCTAATGTTGGATTTACTTTTTGGTCCATATTGTTTATTCTCCTTTTTAAGTTTAATAATAATCATCGCAACTATTATATATTTTCTTAGCTTCCTTTCTAAAATATTCGTCTCGAGTTAATTTGCTATCAGGATAAAAATTATTTATTTGCTTTAATTTACCATAATATTTATCAGTATCAAAATTATGACCTAAATATAATTTTCTTAGCTTCGCTTTAGTAAAATCGTGATTGTGTCTGTTATGTTCCTTCCCAATTGCAAACGTAGAAGCCCATGGCGTACCATTTGGACTGAAATATAAATAAAGCGGTCTAAAAAATGGTTTATTAATTGAAAAGCTAGGGAATGGCAATCTAAAACATATATAACCGTATTTTTTTGTTCTGATATTTATTCCCCAGTGCATGGCGTTATGACCATGTATTGTTAATTTTCCTATTGATATATGACTACCTAAATACTTATCAAAAAAATACTCTAAAGTCCTTTCATATTTCAATTGCCTTATCCTCCAAGTCTAAATTTTTATTATTCATTTTCATTCCCCATATCTTCATATTCAACAACTAATATTGATTTTAAAGTCCAAAATAGACTTAATTCCATTGCTTTTATTGCTTCTTCTAAATATGATTCGTCCAAACCATAATTAATTATTTTTGCTGATAGATTTTTAAAATCCATCCTTATATCTTCAATCTTTATAACCTGATCGTTGTCAGGTTTAATATTGGTTAAACTTTTCATTGTTTTAAATAACAAATTTGCTTTGTTATATTTTTCTTTATCAGCCATTTTTTAATCATCCTCCATATTAATTTTTTTTAATAATAATCCTTCGGTTGTTTCAATTATTTTTACATAATTTCCAGGATTCATTTTTAAATTTTCCGCAAATTTAAAAGGAATATTACATATTAATGATTGGGAACTTTTTTTCCCTTGATATAATTTTCTTATTACAAAACCTTTATAATTTTTTCTAAGCAATTTCATTGATTTTACCTCCAAACTTATTTAATAAAATTAGTATATCATTATTATTAATCATAGTCAATCGAGTATTAATACTTTGTGGATAAATCTGTGGAAACTGTTAATAAAATAAATATTGACTTATATATCTTTTGTGCGTATAATAGATATATAATAAATTATGGAGGTTACAAAATGTCTAAAGAATTAACTAAGAAAAAAAATATTACTATTTATCCAAGTACAGAAGAAATTTTAAAAAAATTATCAGAAAAATATAAATTATCTGATAGTCGAGTTATTGATATAGCAATACACAAATTATTCAATGAAAAAAAGGAAGTGCTTTAAATGGCAGAAAAAAAATATTATTGGTTAAAATTACCCTTTGATTTTTTTAAAGATAGAACATTAAAAAAATTAATGAAATTATCAGGTGGAGCTACTTATATATTAATTTATCAAAAATTATTATTGCTAAGTCTTGAAAATGAAGGAAAAATATTTTTTGAAAATGTTGAAGAATCATTTATAGAGGAAATGAGTCTTGAATTAGATGAAACAATCGAAGATATGCAAATAGCTCTAGGATTTTTACATAAAAATAATTTAATAGAACAATTAGACGAATATACTTATTATATGACTAGAGTTGCCGAAATGATAGGAAGCGAGACAGATGCCGCAAGAAGAAAAAGAAAAAGTAGGGCAAAAAATATTGTTACATTGTCACAACCAAACGTGACAAAGTCACAACTAAATGTGACAAAGTCACAAGAGGTCACAAAATGTCACATAGAGAAAGAGAAAGAGAAAGAGAAAGAAAAAGAGAAAGATATAAATAAAGAAAATAACTGTATTAAATATGACTATGATATTCAATTAGAATGGTTTGATACAGTTTGGAAGTTATACCCTCGCAAAGAAGGAAAACATAAAATACTTAGAAGCAAAGCAAAATTAAAAGAACTCTATGAAGATAAAGAAAATGTCAAGTCCGCAACAATTAATTATGCTAACAAAGTAAAAAATACTGAAAAACAGTTTATAAAATTAGGCTCGACTTTTTATAATGGTGATTATATAGATTTTATTAAGCAAGACGATCAAAACGAATATTTAAAGAAAAAATACGGTATATAGGAGGAAAACACATGCAAATAATAGATTATTTAGGGAATTATAAGAAAAAAGGTTCTGAACTTATGTTTGAAACTTGCCCATTTTGCAAAGGTGGGAAAAATAATGATAAATGGAAATTTTTTCTCAATGTCGACAAGGAAACATATTATTGTCAAAGAGGTAAATGTAATGAGTATGGTCATATTTCGCAATTATATGCCCATTATGGAGTAGAATATAAAAAAGACAATAATAACAACTATAATAAAAAAAATGAGTTTAAAGGGGCAAAAATGGAAAATAAAAAGCATAAAGAATATAAAGTATTTAATGATAATTATGAATTGATAAAAGAAAATAGTAAAGGATTTAAATATTTACAGTTAAGAAAATTAAAGCAAGAAACAATCAAACATTTTAACATAAAAGAAGATAGAAAAGGAAATATAGTCTTCCCTTTCTATCAAAAAAACAAACTTACGTGTATAAAATATAGAATACCACAAAAACCGGGAAAAGGTCAAATAAAAACCTGGCAAGAAAAAGGTGGCAAAGAAATACTTTTTAATTATGATAATTTAGATTTTAGTAAACCACTTATTATAACTGAGGGGGAAATTGACTGTATGTGTGCATATCAGTCAGGATATGAAAATGTTACCAGTGTACCATTTGGAACTAATGACTGGGCTTGGATTGACAACCATTGGGACGACTTAGAAAAAGTACCTTACTTTGTAATACTTGGTGATAATGATGAAGCTGGGGAAAAGTTTATAAATGAAAGCATATCAAAATTAGGGGTAAATAGAGTAAAAACTGTTAAAAATCCTTACAATGATATAAATGAATTTTTATATCGAGAAAACGAAAAAAATTTAAAAGAATTAATTGATAATGCTGAATTACCTCCAATCGATGGACTTATAAATGTAAAAGAAATAGGAAAATTTAAAATAGATAAAGAAAATAGAATTGATACTGGCTTCCAATCAATAAATAAAGTAATTGGTGGTTGGCTACCTGGGCAATTTGTTCTTCTTACAGGTAAAAGAGGTAACGGAAAAAGTACCTTTGCAAGTCAAACAATAGTAGAAGCTGTGACATCTGGATTTAATGCCTGTATGTATTCAGGAGAACTAAGTCCTGAACAGGTTAAAAACTGGCTGTTTTTTCAAATTTTAGGCGAAAATGTAGGGATGGAATATGACGAATTCAGAGGAAAAAAAGTTGAAATTGTGCCAGATGAATATTGGGAACAATTAAATAATATGATAGATAACAAATTATTTCTATATGATAATACAGTTCTAGAGCGTAAGGGATTAGATGAGGGGTCAATATTGAAAATATTTGAATATGCTTACAAGCGGAATAACTGTAGATTATTTTTGGTTGATAACTTAATGACAGCCAGAAATCAATTTGACGGACAAAATAATTACTATAAATCACAAGGTGAATTTATAGGGAAATTTAAACAATTTGCTAATGATTTTGGAGTTACTGTAATCTTTGTGGCTCACCCAAAAAAGACAGACAATGTTGCAGATTTTAAAAATGATGATGTTGCCGGGAGTTCTGAGAATACAGACCGACCCGATGTAGTTTTAAATATTCAAAGAGTAGACGAAGAAGATTTAGACAAAGCTGGTTGTAAAACACTTATACATATAAATAAAAACAGATTGTTTGGAGATTTAGCACATTTAAAATTTGACTTTATATCAAAATGTAAACAATTTGTTGAGCCTAATAAATTTCCAAAAACATATATTAACCTGGAAAACATTCCAGAAAAAGAACCAGAAGCAGACATTAAAAATTTAGAAATTGAAAATAATTTACCTTGGGAATAGGAGGAAATATTGATGAAATATGAATTTTATTGTGATTCAAACGAAAAAAATAAAATGAATTTAATTATAAATTTAAATAAAATAGTATCTGATATTAAAAGAGGTGAAAAGGCTTTTAATAATAATGACTTAGAAATTAAATATTTAAAAAATGATTTAGGGCAAAAAAGTTTATTTAATAATGAAAAAGATACTAAAATTATAGTAAAAAAAGCAAAATTAAAAGAATTAGAAGATAAAAAAGAAGAATTTTTAAATGCTATATTTGATTTATATGATAAATACAGTAAAATTGCTGTAGAATTAGAGGAAAAATTTAAATTAAAACAAGATGCCAATTTTTATATATATGGAATAAATTTATTTGAACATGTAAAAGATTTTAAAATTATTAAAGTTGACAATTGAATGTTAAAATGTTAAAATTATAATATGATTATGCTTAGTAATTTTATTAATTAGATTTTTAGTCTTTTTTAGAATAGTTACAGACTTTAAAGAAAACTATTCCACGAGGGCAAAGATTTTAATAACGTTTTAAAACGCCCTAAGTAAATATAAAATGTTATGGTTGGCGGAGGGTAAAGTTGGTTGTGTTAGGATTTGGGATGTTGGAATTATCCATGGATTAGCTATCCAATATATTTATATATCCGGGTTCGATTCCCGGCGGTCCTTTACTTGCAAGGCAGTTAGTACAAGTTGCGAAAACTTGTTAACATAAGACCTTAACAAATAGAGGGGTAGTCATCCCCTCAACTTTTAATCAGTATATACAAATGGTGTAAAGGTCTTAACAATTTGGTTAAGATAGAGCTTACATGCTAGATACTAGTTAATACAGCGTAAATAGAATTGACGAATTCAAGAATGCATAGTAAATGAAAAAGTTTGAAAATTATTGCATCGCTCAGCTTACACTGTTTGTATATACTGATAATAAATATTTCATAAGATATTAAATGAGGCGGTAATATGAATGATAAAAATAATAATAAATTTGATGATAGGATAACAATAGAAATATCAAGAAAACTTAAAAATGAGGTCAAAAAATTTTGCATAGATAATAATACGACTATGAAAGATTTAATTATCAAATTATTATTAAAAAAAATAAATATCAAAAAGGAGTTATTATGATAGAAAAATTACAAAGTGAGATTGAAAAATTAAAAAATGAAGTTGAAAGTATTGCGGCTTTGCTTAATTCTATTAATGAGAAGGGGCAAAAAGCTATAAATGAAATTACTTTAAATAATATCGATTTAAGGGCAATAGAATTGATAGAAAAAATTGTTATAAATAAAATGTCTATAGAAGATATCGAAAAATTAAAAAAAGATACTAAAAAACTTGTTGCGGAAAATCAAAATATATATAATAAAGGTAAAGATGATTATAATAAATTTTATGGATTTCTTATTAATAAGAAAAATGAATTAAGTATGAAAGAAACAGAATTTAGAAAAGCTGTTAACAATGATATAATTGATAATAATAAAAAATATTCTCTTAATGTAGATAAGCTGAAACAGGTAAAAGGTAAAATGTAGGTTCCTATCCTGTATAGGTTTATATAGATAGTGGTATTGGATTTATTCTAATTAATATTATAATAAAATCCAATACTGCAATATGATTTATAGTTTAATGGAAGAACTCTACCAGTTAGTAAATTAATGTTTTAATAAGACCATATTGGAATGTAAATTATTGGAATATAAATGATTGGAATGTAAATGTTAGTAAATTAATTAAAAAAATCCCTGGGTTATGGGAAAAAATAAATTGAAAGCTGGTGGCGGTCTTAGGTTTGATTCCTGAGTAAATCCTTTTATTGAAATGATGCAGTGTTGCCAAAAACCTATGATAAATAAATAAATAAATTTATCATAGGTTATATTTTATATATAAAATCAAAGGAGAATTGAAAAATTATGAAAAAAATAATGATAAGCCAACCAATGGCAGGAAAGACAGAAGCAGAAATAAAGGAAACTAGAGAAAAGGCAATTAAATTATTCAAAGAAAAAGGGTATGAATTTATAAATACTTTATTTACTGACGAATGGTATTCTAATGAAAAAATGAAGGAAAGAGGAGTTATTCAAATACCTTTATGTTTTTTGGCAAAAAGCCTTGAAAATATGAGTTTATGTAATGCAGTTTATTTCTGTAAAGGTTGGGAAAATGCTAGAGGCTGTAAAATAGAACACAACGTTGTGAAAGAATACGGATTAGAAATATTATATGAAAGGTCTTGAAGAAATGGAAAGAAGTTTAACGAATCAATCACCAACTATGAAGCAATTAGGAAGAATTAAAGAATTAAGAAAATCATGTATAGATTTTTCAAAAGAAATAGTTGCTTTATGTCCAGATGGAGAATATAAAACATTAGCAAAAAGAAATTTAGAATTAACTTTAATGTGGGCTATTAAATCAATTATATTAGATTTAGATTGAGATTAAGGAGTGAATTAAATGTTTTTGAATGAAAAAGATAATTTTCCACCAAATCAATGCGACTATTGGTTTTTAAAATATGAGGAATGGGGAGCTTGGTATTCTGGTGATCCTGAACAATTATTAAGATTTTATACAAGATTAGCATCTGAAAATTATGGATAACCAAATTATAAACATGATTAATAAAAATATTGAAAATCTGAGAGCTGAAACCATGGAAGGATTCAAACAGGTAAACAAAAAGCTTGATGATATGGTTAGTAAAGAACAATGCCAATCAAATAGAAATAATTGTAATAAAAAAGCTGAATGGTCAATAAAAAGAATTACCGCCGTAAGTGGGGCGATAACTGGAATTTTGACCGCCTCGGGAACGTTAATTTTAATTATAGCTAAAATTTTTGGTTATATAGGGTAAAAATAAGAATTAGGAGGGAATTTAAATGAGTAATTTGCAAAACAGACTTAAAAGTAAAATTGTATGGATTAGTATTATATCAACTGTATTATTATTATTTAATCAATTTGGAATACTTGATAATTTACAGTTAGAAACATTAAAAAATGCAACAGATGTTGTTTTATCTGCTTTAGTTGTTTTTGGTATTTTAAACAATCCTAAAACACCAGATAAATTTTAAGAATTTATAAAGAAAGGGTTGATATTATGGGTAGTATAAATGGTATATTGTATCATTCTAAACAGATAAAATATAATAGGACACCAAAAACAAGAAATAAAAAGGATATTAAAGCGATTGTTGTTCACTATACCGCCAATTATAACAATGGTGCTAATGGTGCTAAACATTTTGAATATTTCAATAGTGCTAATCGTAATAGTTCGGCTGATGTATTCATTGATGATAATTCAATATGGAAAATCAACGACTGGACAAAATATTATAGCTGGGCTATAGGTGACGGAAAAGGTAAGTACGGTTATACAAATTCAAATACAATAAGTATAGAAATGTGTGTTAATAAAGACGGTAACTTTGCAAAGACCGTTGAAAATACTATAAAATACATTAGACATTTGCATTCTGAAGGTTATACAAAAGAATTAATTAGACATTATGACGCTTCGAGGAAATTGTGTCCTATAATGTTTGTTGATTTGACAATATCCGGGAATAACAAAGCATATACAGACTTTAGAAATAACGTTTTTGCGAAGGAGGTAAAGCCAGTGGCTAAAGATATTTTTGATTATCCTGATAGTTTAAAATGGTTGCACGATAAGAAGTTTATTACAGGTACTAATTATAATTCTAGTAAACAATTCAATTGTGAACAGATTGCAACTATTTTAAAACGTGTCTATACAGATTTAAAACAAAATGTACAGGACCCGCCAAAAGGTAAAATTTATAAAAATGAATTTTTACAGTGGTTATATGATAAGAAGTTTATTACAGGTACTAAGTATATGACAACTAAGGATTTGAGTTATTTTAATTGCGAACAGATCGCAATTATTCTAAAAAGATTATATACAGATGTTAAGGGGTAATATGATATAATTTTGATATTGTCTTTTTTGTTCTTTGTAATATACCGTAAAAAACTAGCTAAAAATTTTAGCTGGTTTTTTTATTGCTTATTAATTGGAAAAAAATCATCCCTTTGATGCCTCGGATCATAAATTAAAAAGTCTATCTGAAGCGTATTTTTTTTCTGAAACCAGCTAATAAGTTAATTATTAAAAATTAGTGTGCATGACTTATTTTACCATAAATGTAAATACAGATTTATTTAAAAATAACTTGACTTTGGATTAATAATCCTATATAATATAATCATATCTTAACAAGTATTACGAAAGGAGGATTAATATGTGTGATAAGTACAAGCCCGTTGGTGGGGGTCCGCTAGAATCGGATTATAAGACAGAAAAAGAACAACCAAACATAAGACCTGTATCTAAAATACCAAAGATAAAAAACGAAAATAGCAAAGTTGACAAAATAGTTATAACACCGGAAAAAAAATCTAAATGGTTGTAAAAATAGGGGCTACATAGCCCCTAAAATATAAGGAGAAATTATGAATAGAACACAATGGTTTGTGAGACAATTTATCCTGAGAGGGTATACTGTCGAAGATATAGCCAAAGAATTAAATATACAAACAAATAGTTTGTATAAAAAAATGAATGGGAGAAATGGATTCTCAGAAAAAGATTGTAAAAAAATTATGGAATTATTAGATAAGAAATTTGAAGAAATTTTTATTTAAAAAGGAGAGTTTTTTATGGATAGAATAACAATAGTAGGTATGAGACATAATGTAAATAATTGGGAAGGCTGTACATCACATTGGAATTTATTTGAATCAACAGTAAAACTAAAAAAAGAACCAAATAATAAATTTGATAAAAATGCAATTGCAGTATATATTGATAAACAAAAAATTGGGTATGTTTCAAAAGATACACAAAAAAAAGCAAAAATAAATAAAAAGTATAAAATAGTGAGTTTAGGATATTATGATATGACAGGAAAAGAGATATAAAATAAATTTTTAAAAAAGGAGACTAAAAAATTATGAAATTTAAGGTTAATGATAAGGTGGTTATTACTGCCAAAGAAGACGAATTAATAGCTGGAATACATAACTTCGATACTGACGAGGCATTAATACATAACTTTGGATATAAAGTAAATTATTGTAGATTCTGGGATGATGAATTAAAAGGAACTATTAAAAAAATTGGAATAAATAATTTTTTCTTAATAGAAGATTCTGAAGTTATAGGCAAAATTTATGTCTTCAATAATACTTATGGGGAAATGAAGAAATGTTAAATGTTCAAAGCTCGAAGGAAAAACGAATGTTTTATTTTAATTATTTTGTGGAGGAGGTGAAATCATGAATTTAAAAAAAATAAACTCTTTAGGTCAAAAAGTATCAAAAATAACTAAAATAGTATCAGATGTTAATGCAGTTAATGAAGCAGTAAATGGAAATTTAAATCCTGGAAAAAGAAAAATTAAAAATAAAGTTAAGAATAAAATTTGGAATAAAATAGGAGGAAAATAAATGTTAAGAATAATTTTTTATAGATTTATAAGTTTAGTTGTAGCTTGGTTATTTATCATAATAAATGGAATTATAAGGGATTCAGAAGAAACCAGGCAAAAGGCAAAAAAAATAAAAGAAATTTTTGGAGAAAAAAGAATGACTTTATTAAATATTTATATGTTCTTTTTAGTACCTGAATTAATAGTATTTTTAATGATTTTTTCAGATATTAAATTTATTATTAAAGGTGATGATTTTATTAATTGAAAGGAGAAATAAAAAAAATATGAATCTAAATACTGATATTTGCCCCTATTGTGGGGCAAAAGTCATATTTGCAGATAGTAAGATGGTATATGGTAAAAGCCATGGAATGATATATATTTGCAGTAAATATCCTAAATGTGATTCTTACGTTGGGGTTCATAAAAATACTTGTGTGCCATTGGGTACACTAGCAAATAAAGAACTAAGAAAATATAGAGGTATAGCACATTTGTATTTTGATACATTATGGAAAAATAAAAAATCAGGAACCAGAATAAAAGCATATAAATGGTTATCTGAAAAAATGAATATATCCGTTCCAGATACACACATAGGATATTTTAACATTGATCAGTGTAAAACTGTAATCAAAATATGTAAACCATATGCGGAAAATATTTTAAATAAATCAAAAAATGACTTGACTTTGGATTAATAATCCTATATAATATAATCATAGTCAATCAATGATTAATTTAAAGGAGACGATACCATGAATAAATATAAAAGTGTTATAACTAGCCTAATAATGAAAAAAGCTCACAAACTAACTAAAGATATGATTAAGGTTGATAATACTATAGATTATAGATTACAGTTATCAATCAATATAAAATATTTTTTACAAGTAGAGAAAGAAAGTTGGAAAATAAATCAAGAAAATAAATTATTAAGACAGAAAGCTTTAAATTGGGTTGAACAATATGTTAAGCATGGTAGAAACATCCATAGTGAAGAAATGAAAAATTTATTAAATAAAATGAATTATGATTTAAACATAAGACATTTCTATTGGGGACAAAGTTATAATAAATGGCATTTAGCTAATAGTCTAGTTTGCCATTATAGAAGAAATATAAAACTGTGGGCTTAGTCCCACTAAAAAGGAGAATGATAAAAAATGACAGGAGAAAATTTTAAAAGATTTCATTATTGTAATAAGAAAAAAACAATTATAACTATTTCAAAATCAAAAGAAATGGAAATCAGATCAGAAATACAAAACTTAAAAAATCAATTAGATAAAGAATATTTAGACCTAAATATTCCAGATGAATATTTAAATATGAAGGAAACAAAAATAAATAATTTGCTTGATAAATTATATCAATAAAAAAGGAGAATGATAAAAAATGGCTGAAAAAAATTTAAGTATTTACGAAAAAATATCGATTATGCAAGATAGGATTAAAGTTAATAAATCAAGTAGAAATACTTTTGCTGATTTCAATTACAGAACTATTCAAGATATTTTTAGCGAACTAAAACCACTATTAAAGGAATTAAATTTAGTAATTACCTTTGGAGCTGGAAAGCTCGAAGGTGACAAATACACACTAACTTTAGATTTAATTGACTTCAAATCTGAAAATATGCACGATTACACAGCTACAGGCGAAATTTACATTGATAGAAATAAAAAGAAAATGGATTTGTCGCAGATGGTTTTATCGGCTAAAACTTTCTTAAAAAAATCATTGCTCGAAGATTTATTATTAATCAATGAGGATGACGACCCGGATTCTCATAATAATACAGATAATAATAATTTTCGTGACAATTCTAAAACAAATCAAGAATCAAATACCAGCAATGACAACAAAGGAACTGGAAAGACTAGAACAAATAATACAGGTGACAAAAAAGTTTCTGAGGCACAATTGAAAAGGCTTTATGCTATTTCAATGAAAAGAAAAATTGATGTTAATTATATGGATGAATTAATCAAAAAAGCATTTAATCTTGATAAAAAGGAAAATTGGTTAATGTCGGATTACTCAAAATTTATGGAATATTATGATGGAGACCAGAAAAAAAATGTTAAAGGTCATAGCAACGAAGAAACTATAAGTATGTTAATAAAAAAAGATAATTCTAAAAAAAAGTAGTAAGTTATTGTGAATGTGGGGGTAAAATTCATATTATGATTGTTAATGGTATTACTTCACATGGAATTTGTGAAACCTGTTTAAAAAATATAGTTTTACCCTCTTATGCCATAAGCTATTGGTTAAAAGATTATGATAAAAATTATATTTGTGAGGTGTAAAAATGAATAATTTAATAAAAATATCTGAAAATAAAGAATTAAAAATGGAATTATACACTAATAAAGAAGGATTTAATAAAATACAGGAAAAGTTTGATATTGATGTAGGCTTTATATTTTTACCTGGATATATAAGAGTTGCAGGTGGTTTAAAAGGTCCTGGACTTTATGAAATTTATATTCAAGGGGCTATTATAGAAAATATATATTTAATTAGAATAATAAAATAAAAATAAAGGAGAATAAAATCTTATGAAAAGATCGATTAAAAGAAAGATTAATAGAAAAAATGTTGTTAAAAGCGAAATAATCCCTATATATTCAAGAAGTTTAGCAAGAAACAAAATGAAAAGAAAATCTGGTACAAATGAGATAAAAACAGATTGGAGAGCTAAAAGAATAAAAGAAATAGGAGCAAAAGAATTTTTAGTAGAATTTAAAAATACTACTAGAAAGCATATTAGATTAAAAGAAATATATGAAGCATAAAAAAATTGGGGGTTAATTCCCCCAGGAGGTAATTAAAATGAATGAAGCAATATGTTTAGTTTCTGAAAATGAAGAAAATATAAATATTAAGAAAATAATACCTTTAACAAAATTAAAGGAAGTGAATGAAATAGACGATAATTTCAGATTGGAATATAGATTTTATGATACCGAAAATAAAATTTGGTATAAATTATCTGTAAAAAAAATATAAAGGAGAATGAAAAATAATGGCAAAAATAACTTTTAGATTAGGACCTGGAAGAGATAAAACAAATGTAAGAATAGCAAAATCTTATTATCCATATAAATTTATAGAGTATTTAAAAACAAAAAGCGATTTTGAATATAAAGGAACAAACAGAATAAATCATGTTTTTGTTTACTTGGGAACTGTAGAAAATGCAGAATTCAACTTGAAAGCTCATTATACAGTATTTAAAAATATGAATAAAAAATTAAATCAACATTTTATTGAAGAAAAAAATAAAGGAGAATTAAAAATTATGAATAAAAAAGAATTTATTGGAAAAGTGGCATTTAATGTATTACAAATAGTAAGAAAATATAATAATGAAGATCAAATAGAAAACTGGAACGATTTAAATCAAGAAAGAAAAAACCAGGTTTTAAAAACGGTTGAAGCGGTTTTTAATAATCCTAAAATAACCGCTTATGATATGCACGACGAATGGGAAAAAGCTAAATTAGATAATGGCTGGAAATATGCACCTGTTACAGACAGATCAAAAAAACTTCATAGCTGTTTAGTACCATTTGAAGCATTAAATATTTTTCAAAAAATGAAGGACGATATATTTATTGAAACTGTAAAACAATTAATAAGCTTAGAGGTTAACGAGCTGAATAATAATTAATGTTTAGGGGCTATTTAAAGCACCATAAAGGAGGAAATATGTATAAGGAAGATAATAAAGAAGTAATAAAAATTATAAATGAAATAAGAAAGGATTTAAAAGAATTAAGATTAATAGTAAAAGAAATGTTTGAAAAAGATGAAAAAGAGACTAGATAATTTGATTCAATTAGATATTCTTTTTCTAAAATATTTGATAAAGGGAATGATAAATAATGATTAATGATAAGAAAAATGAAAATGAAATTTTAAAAGAAAGTTTAGCAGTACAAAAGAAAAGAGTTAAAATTTTAATGGCTGATAATGAAGCATTAAGAGAAAATAATAAAATTTTATTAGATCAAAGAAACGAATATATGGAACTTGTAGAACAGTTTGAAAATGAAATCAAAGAATTTAAAAGAGCTGAAAAACTAGATTTATTAAAAAAAGCTTTTGTAGAAGGGGTTAAAAGCAATACTACAACATTAAAAATAGTTACATGCAAAAATTGTAGTTGCAAAGAAGTTACAATGACAAAAGAATTAATTGATTCTGGGCTATGCTCGACTTGTTATAAGAAATTAAATATTTAAAATGGTATATAATGGAAATAACCTAAGGAAGGGGTGAAATAATGGAGAATTCAGGTGCATCAAAAACATTTACTTGCAAGTCTTGTGGTTGTTTGGTAATTACAACCATAAAAGAATTAATTGACAGCGAACTATGTTCAGACTGTAAGAAAAAGAAATAATAACTTGAAGGAGAAAAAATTATGATGGATTCTTATAAATGTGAAATTTGCAAAGAAGTATTAGTAGAAAGTATTTGCGATTATCAAAAATTTACAAATGATGACGAATTCCCTATTTGTAACGAATGTTTTAAAGAAATGATCGAAAATGAAGAACTTATTGAATCTGATAATGGGGAATATGAATTTACAAAAAAAGGACTTAATGTAAGATTAAAAAAAATCGAAAAAGAATTAGATTCTTTAATAAGGTATGAAAGAAGATATATAAAAGAATTAGAAGAATATAATAAATAATAAATGGGGGAATAATCCCCCAGTAAGGAGATAAAATGAAAAATAAAATAAAAGAAATAATATTAGATTTATTAGAAAGAAACAAATTTGTAAATTTTGTAGATATTGAAAATGAATTAGAAAAAAATAATATTAATTTTGAAGGGTCTGAAGTTATAAACCCTATAAATTATAAAAATATTTATCATTGGATAAATATATCAATTGATTTTGCTGATAGCATAATTGATTTAAAAAACGAAAAAATAATAACATTTACAGGTTGCCCGAGTAGTATATATTTTCTAAGTGGGAAATTATTAAAATTTCCCATAGCAACAAAAAAAGAACAATATAAAATACCTCATTGGTTACCAGTAATAATATCAAAAAATAAATAAATTTTGGGGATAATTCCCCCGGGAGGTATATTATGAAAAAATATATAAATAAAAAATGTACATCAATAACAACTGTAATGAATAATGAAGATGATAGAATAATTATACATTTTAACAAAGAATATAGGGAAAAAATTAGATTGAATTATGACGGTGCATTAAGTTGTCGTTTATATGAATTAAATGAATTAATTAATAAAAATATAGACTATATTAGAGTATTTAAGGATTCTGTAGTTATTGAATCGGATGATTTAGTTTTTAATATTCCAGTAACAATTACAAGTGTTATATGGATAAATAGCAAAGAAAGAGTCAGAATTTATTAAAAAAAGGCGGTGTATTACATGAAAAATATAATTGATTTATTTTTTCTTTATGAAACTAAAGACATGAAAAACGTAAAAATAGAAAGACAATTGAAAAAAGTACAAGAAAATATTTTAAAAAGGATAGATTATTCAAAATATACTAAACAATTTATAAATGAATTTATAGAAATGTATGATAACGAACAATTGTATAAGGTAATGAGATTAATACAGTTAGAAATCCAAAAAAGACACAGAAAGGAATTAAACAATGAACTCTGATATATTAAGATTTGAAGAATTTCTTTTTGAAATAGAAGTTAATATAGATACTCAAGAAAAAAATAATTTTTGGATAACTGATTTTTTTGAGAAAAATAATATAAAAACTTCAAAAATACATTTAGATGCTGGGGATTATACATTTAAATTATTTGGTTTTCCATATGAAGTTTATATTGAGAGAAAAAATTCTTTAAATGAATTGTCGGGCAATTTAAAACCTGGTAAAAATAATAGAGACAGATTTTATAAGGAATTTGATAAAATAAAAAATTGTGAAAAGTATTTATTGGTTGAAAATGATAATATTGATAATTTGATATCTGGTACATATGGAACAGGATTTAATCAGAATAGTTATACAGCAAATTTAATATTATTATTGAAACGATATAATATACAGTTATTTTTTATCAATAGATATAATATGGGGTTGTGGATTTTAAAATTATTTTATTATCATTATTATGAAATTATGAAAGGATTTGTAAAAGATGTAATTGATGTAAATAATTGGAGAGACAACTCGAATGATTAATAGGTAGGGGCGTAAAGCTCTTACTTCTTTTTTTATGATATAATTTAAGTAAAGGAGGTATTGACATGACAAAAAAAGACAATAAATTAACTGAAAAACAAAAGTTATTCTGCCAATTTTATATAAAGAATTTTAATGCGACTCAGGCATATATAAAAGCTTATCAATGCCAGTATTCGACTGCACATGTCGAAGGTTCTAGGACCCTATCAAACCCTAACATAAAAAAAGAAATTACTCGATTAAAAAGAGAAAAAAATAAAAAATTATTCGTTAATTCAAATGACATTTTAGATCAAATAATAAAGATTGCATTTTCTGATTTGGGCGATTTTGTCGAATGGGGTTCAAAAGAGGAATATGTTATTGGAGAATTCGGACCGATAAAAGACCCGGAAACAAAAGAATTCTTGACTCAAATTAAAAGTTATGTTGAATTAAAAGACAGTAAATTTGTTGATACTTCTTTAATTCAAGAAATTAGTCAAGGAAAAGACGGGATAAAAATTAAATTGAAAGATACTAAATGGGCAATTGATTATCTCGTTAAACATTTCGATATGTTTACCGAGGAATGGAAACGTAAGATTGAGGAAGCTAAGTTGGATATTCTTAAAAAGAATAACAATTACGAAGAGAATCCACCAGAGATTGAATTTATTGATGATATCCCGGAGGTGAATTCTAATGATTGCAGTAAAAACAGCGAAGAAAAAAACTAAAACTAAAGTAAAATTAACTAACTGTATTGGTCATGATTATTATGAAATGTACCATCATATTAAAAATGATAGATATATGCATTATTTAATGAAGGGTGGACGTGGTTCTTTAAAGTCTGCTTTTGCCTG